ATGGGTTTGAGCTTCCTACGTTGAACATCGATATCCCAATGGATCAGGAGATCCTCAAGTTTGAAGGTAATACGATCAACAACATCTCGCCCTTCAGGTTCTTCCCGGATATGTCGTTGCCGATTACTCGGTGGAGAGAAGGGCAGTTTGTGATTGATGAAGAGGAGTATCATGTGAACCAGTTGAAAAAGCTGGAGCGTGCAGGAACTTTGGCTGGCATCAAATGGGTGAAGAAGATGGAGCTGAAGGCGTGGGAATCCCGTCAAAAATACAACACGCTGGAGGCACTTGGCAACGAAATGTCGATGGGTGCTGGGATGGGTGACCAGTCGAAGAAGGACTTTATTGTCACGCTGGCAGAGCACTATATTCGGTTGGTTCCGTCTGATTGGGAGCTTGGTCCTGAGAAGTATGAGGTTATGTATTTGATTCGTGTCGCGAACGATCAAAGGATTGTTAGCGCAGAACGCTATGGGTATGTGCATGACGAGTTCCCGCATAACGTGGGACTGATGTCACCAGATACTTGCACAAGTTTGAGCGCATCGCTGTGTGACTCTATTGATGCCATTCAGGACGTTATCACGTATTTGATCAATTCAAGGGTGATGGGGTTGAAGAAGAACCTCGGACGGAATCTGATTGTTGACCCGAGTGTGATCGATATGTCGTCGCTGGAGAACGAGATGGATATCATCACAACCGTGCAGGGTGCTCCGAAAAACGGGTTGGATCGGTATGCGATGCAGTTGAATTTTAAAGACAACACATCTTCGAACTTTAACGATGCTAATGAGTTGCAACGCATCATGCACATGGTAACAGGTGTGAATGACAACGCTATGGGGATGGTGGCATCCGGCCGTCGCAGTGCAACTGAGAACCGTGCCGCTAATGGAGGTGCAGCTGCTCGTATGAAGGTGACGGCGACGAATATCTGGACAGACATGCTGGCACCTCAAGGGGCTAAGATGCTCTGCAATTTACGGTATGGGCTTTCGTTCGAAGCATTTCAAAAGTATGTGGGCGATCGGCCAAATATTGCTGAACTGTATGATCAGTTCTCCCCACAAGACATCACCAAACTGGTAGGTGCTCGCGATGTGTTTATCTTTGACAACACGTCGGAGTCGGAAAAAGGCTTCCTTGCACAATCAATGCAGGAATTGTTAATCGCAATTGCAACCAACCCTCAGCTCGCAGGATTATATGATCTGGACAAACTTATGGAAGAGGTATTTTACCTCAGAGGAGTCAAATCCCGTCGTTTCAAATTCAAACCGGCCGCTGGAGGGCTTGGTCAGATTGGTGGACCTCCCGCCGGCAACCCTCCAATCCCTGGAGTACCTCCTCCGGCCGAACTACCCATTGGCCAACCTCTTCCAGTCGGAGGTCCAACGGCTTAAAGTCACCGCGAACAATGTCATCAGAAGCTCGCCTAGAAATATCGGCGACTTCGTGACACGTGAGCAATCTATTGGTGCCGTCGAGCAAGTCGAACACTTTGAAAAGTTTTTCGTTAGTCTGCATTTTGCAGTGCTGGCGGAAGTTAAGCGCAGAGAATCAACACACAAAACACCCTCAATATGAAATTCGGACTCTTTGATAAACTATTCGGACCAGCAGAAGAATGGTCGCCATCAGGTGGTAACACCCCAGTTGACCCAGTGGCAGACGTGGTCGAAGCTGATGACTATGATCCAGCAATCCATGATGATCCGGAGAATCCGGAATACCGTGGGCCTGATTGGCAGCCTGGCCAAACGCCTGCAGCTGACCCAACTCCTGCTGTTAATTTCCGTCAGGCTGCCCCTGCTGGGTTCGATCCTGATGTGATGGGTGACGCAATTGCCCGTGGCCTGACAAAGGCTGGAGCAATCCCGGCTGCTCCTAGGCAGCAGATCACCGAAGAGGACTTCCGTAAAACCGCTGGTTGGAAGAGTGCTTCCCCAGAAGAAGTCACCGAACTGTTCAACCCGGATACGACTCCAGAACGTAAACTGGAGCTCCTCAACGGGATGCTGACAGGCGCACAGACCTACGCAACCAATGTTGCTCGTGGCTTGCATCACGATGTCAGCTCACGGTTCGACCAATACACAACGCAGCAGCAAGAACAGATGCGTGTGCAGGCTGTTCATTCTGAAGCCGCCGCTGTGTCCACGATGTATCCCGCATTGAAACAATACGGGCAGCATCTGCCAAAGATTTTCGAATCACTTCGCGCTACGGGGTACCGCCCCAAGTCAGTCGAAGAAGGCCGTCGAGTGTTTGCCTCCTACGCGATGCAGACCATCCGGCAGTTCGTACCAAATTTTTCCCTGCAGTCCCAAAAAGCTGCGTCAGTTCGTCCTATGGCTGGTTCCGTGAATAACGGCGGCAGTCATGGAACGAGCCGTCCGGGTAAGAAACCAGACTCGATCGCAATCTGGGATTAAGAGAAACCAAACCACCAAGCTAAAACAACACTATGTTCGGAATCGCTTCCACAACCGCTCTTGCGGCTCAAAAAGATCTTAACGCACGGCGTCGTATCGCGTGGGAATATCCCACCGGTACCGCTCCACTCATGGCTTTGATGTCCATGATCAACAATGAGGAGGAAACTACTCAGGCTCAGTTTACTCACCACGAAGAACGCTTCAAAGCTGCCTATACTACGACCGCGATGGCCAATGCTGCCGGCCCGTTCATGAACTCGGATGGCACCGATGTCGCAGGCACGACTAGCATAACGCTTGCACGTGGTGCGATCTTCAAGATCAAGGTCGTTGATGCCTCTGACTTCCGTTGGAGGGATGTCCTGTGGCTCCGTGGCCTCACGCTTGGTGCAGGTGGTGGCACGAAAGACCGCAAGGCTATCGTGACCGAAGTCGACCCAACCAACAACGTGCTCACGGTTCGTGCGCTCGAAGTTTGGACTGGCGTCTCTAATGCTGTCACCGTCAACACCGGCATCTACGTTACCGCAATCGGTACCGCCGCCGCAGAAGGTGATCGCTCTGGCACTGGTGGGATGAAGTTCCCGGTTCAGATGTATAACCAAACGCAAATCTTCCGCACCGACATCGGCCCGTGGACGCGTTCGGCCCTGAAGTTGAACCTCAAATGGGACGAAACCGGCGGTTACAAAAAGAACTGCCGCGACGCCCAAGTCCGTCATATGATCGCTATGGAACTCTCGTTCCTGTTCGGCGATTACGGTGTCGACATGGTCACGACTCGCGACGGCTACCTGATGCCTGAAAACAAGATGGGTGGTCTGCTCTGGTCCATGAAACAGTATGAAAAGGGTAACGTCTCCAACGGCGGACTCTTCGAATACCGTCCAGGTGAATCGGACATCACTTCCTCCGACTGGCGCACCGAGGAGAAGAAGCGCATCATCAATCTCGAAGGTGGTAACATCACCCTCGAAGAGTGGGAGAACCTGATGGTTCGTGCCTTCATCTCCAACTCCAATCTGGGCTACGAAAAACTCGCGCTCTGCGACCGTTCGTTCCTCCACAAGTTCAACCGCGTCGCCAAGAACTGTTCCTTGGTCACCCGTCAGATGAACTCGAAAGAGGAGTCCTACGGCTTCAAGATCACGTCCTACGAGACTGAGTCTGGCATCATCAACTTTGCCACCTCCCCGCTCTTCAATGGCAACCCTGCCTTTGCAGACTCCTGTATGATCGTCGACGTGGGTCGTCTGACCTACCAAAAGTTCCAGGACACCGATACGACGCTTCTCAAGGACCGCGGTCCGAAAGACGCTGACTATCGCAAGGACGAGTGGATGACTGAGTGCGGCCTCAAATCTGAGTTCCCTGAGTCCCACCTCTTCATCGAAGGCCTTGGCAACATCATCGCATAACCTACTATGGCATCTGCACTCACACGAAGTTCTGTGACTATCCTGACTGGGCGCATCCGTCCATCAGCTGGTCGCAACATTACCGAAAGGTCGTTTGACATTGATCTGGGAAGCTCCGGAGGATATGGCACAACGGTCGACACGATTCCTGCAAGCGCACTTGGATTTGTAAAAATCCTCGAGTGCTCTGTCGGAGTCCTTGGCACCAACGCTCATCTCGTTGTTGCTTCACCTTCTCTGGACGGAAGTCTTCTCTTGCTCAAAGCAAGCGCAACCGACGCTCCAGCAGCCCTCGAAGGCATACTCCGCATCACTGTGGGTGGCCTTCTGTAACAGAACCAAACAACGAAAGGATTCAAAACAATGGACGCTAAAAATGTTAAGTTTGATATGAATGGCACTACTAAGGGAGTGCGTGTGGAAGACACCAAGATGCTGGAGCCAGGTCGCGGACCTGAGTCTAGTTACCAAACGGGTAGCACTGGCTACCAGAAGGTGATGTCATCGAAGCCAAGTATGCCGAAGCTCGGTGCACGTGGCCAGTAAGTAACAACAAATTGGAGGCTGGACAACTATGAACCTAGGTGATCTTAAAAAGAAGTTAGCAAAATTTACACAACGTGACGTCGCGGACTATGATGTGAGCGGTGGAGTTAACTTGATCACTGAAGCACTGGAAGAGGCGAGGTTAAGCGCTGAGAGGCTTTTTAACTGGCGGTCTAATCGGGTGCAGGCGAAGGTAGTTGTCCAGCCAACTGTTGGTGGGCTGTTGAGTGCTGCGGTGCTCAACGGCACGTCGACCGCGATTGATATTAAGAGTGTTGAAAGTGCTTGGCAAATGGTGGATGGGGAGAGAGTGCGGCCGCTTTATATCCAGACTGCTAAAGGGGCAGCTGTGAGAGAGAAGCGGTTGTTTCGGCAGTATCAGTATTCGCGGGCTCCAAGTGACCGGGATATTGTGGGGTTGAATTATGCGGCGTATTCAAACCAATTGGTGATCAATGGTGATCGGGTAACGCTGACGGAAGCAAACACTGAGGCAGTCGATGTGCTGATGGATGTCCAAGTGTGGATGACCAGTTATCGTGCTGCTGCGGATACGGCGACTGACTGGATGATGAAGTATGGACATGATTATATGTTCTACTATGCGTTGTCGAATTTGAACTGGTTTACCAAGGATTTCGTTAGTCGGCAAGAGGGTGGGATTGGACCACCTGATAGGATGGTGGCACAAAAACTGGCTGAGCTTCGAGAGTGGGACGCGTTCTCGATCGAAGGTGGCCGTCAACCTGGACTTAGCTTCTAATGCAAGACATTCCATCTAAAAGGACTCTTAATAAAAAGAGTCAGGTTCTCGTGGTAGAGAAGAAGGCTTTTGATGAAAAGCTAGGTGGAATTGCGTCGACGACGTATGAGCAAGTGGTAGGGAATGGGGTGGCACCTACGACGAGTGCGTTTGGGATTGTGGATTCCAAACTTTATAATGAACGCAATACGAGTGAGTCGAGAGTGAGATGGGTCGCGTTTGATACGGGGCACACTCCGATTATTACGAAGTATATTTTGGATGACTTTGGCAATCCTCTAGTGGAGGAAGTTAAAGTCGTTGGCGCTGGGACAGTGGTGCCGATCAACGAGTTTGCAAAACTGTCGGAGAAGGTTGAGAAGTTGGATTCGGCAAACGACTTGGTGAGGACGATTAAGAGTGTTGCCGGGACTTTCCCTAACAATAAAGTCGAGCATCGACAAGCAGTGGAGGAGTATGGTGGTTTGGATGTTAACATCACGACGCATCGAGAAGCTTTGGGAACACCCGGTGATGAGCATGTGAGCTATCCTGGGATTGTTGGAATCTCAACAGAGTTCGAAAATCAGCAGCGGATGCTAGTGAAAAGGGTTGTTGTAACGACACCAGACGCTTCGGCTGAATCGGTTACGATGCGAGATCATCTACCGAATCTGCAGGCGGAACAAGTTTATAAAGAGGTGAGCGTTGTTGGGACTAATGATACCCCGACGAAGACTCACTTGGATATTAGCATTCAAGATAAGAAGGTGGTGAACGGGCAAAAGCTGCGGACACGGATTAAGGTGGCTGCTTGGGTGCCGTACACGGATACGGAGCAAGACGCTGACACGGGTGGTACGATTTCGATTGTGAAAACGATCGAGGATGTGGATACATTCGTGCCGTCATTTGTGACTGGGGTTGATGAGTTCTCACGGCAGTTGGATACGGAAAAGGTGGAGGTGACTCGTAAAACGTTGGAGGCTTCCATGATTGGTCGACCTTTTTATTCGTCGAAGAATATTCAGTATAAGTTTCCGGGCTGGCTGAAACCTGGCGATGAGTATCGGTCGAATCAGATTTATTACTATTTGAACGGTGCGACTCAAATTCCAGTTATGGTGACAGCTGGGATGAAAGAGAAGAATGGTCAGACGTTGACTGTTCCCGCTCAGTTGATTACTACTTATCACAAGCTGCGCCCGATTGAGCCTGAGGTGTTTCAGTTTTATACCACGACATTCAGAGCAAACACAATGAATGATGGCTTGGGTGTAATTGGTGGTGCAACGTATCAGTTAGCTATACAGTTGTTTGGCCGTTCTTCAATCGAGATCAATGATATGATTACTGATACGACAGCTTGCTTGTGGACAGCTAGCCAAACTGGAGGTATTTTCAAACTTCAATCTATTGGAAAGACCGCACCTACATGGTTACCATATTACCTTGCAACTGCTTACACGTTTGCACAAACCGAAGACATTCCTGCGAGCAAACCAACTGCGACTGAATACGTAGCGATGATGACCGCAGGGACGGTGTTTTTAGCTGGATGCGAGATCACCCCTTGGAAATACAATCTATGGAGACAAGTTCGAACCTATATCAAAATGCCCAATCTGATAACTCCTGGGATAGCGTAAAGCAACTTGCAGATAAGCAAGAGGCTATCCGTCGTGAGATGACAGAGAAGGATAAGAAACAATACGAAGCCCCGAAGTTCCCTAACATCCGGTCGCTTAGCCCATTTACTGAATTATGAATCCAGCACAACACTATCAACGAACACATGGGGGCAGCCCAGTCAATCCTTATGACTTGGCGTTTGCCCCTGTGAACGCTATGCAAGATCAGCAGGAGCGCCAGATGAAGGCGATCTCGAACATGATGCAGTTGCAGCAGCAAGCGAGTGCGCCGGATTTGGCTGCACAGGAAGTGGCGAGACAGGCGGAGCAGCAGCGATTTGCTAACCAAATGGCTCAGAACCAGTTTGGCCTATCACAAGCCGACAATGCTCGTGCTGATCAAAGCCAGCAGATTCAACAAGAGCAGTTTGGCTTGACGAGAGGCGATCATGCAGCGCAGGTTGCAGAGGCTAATCGTCAGTGGATGGAAGGTCAGAGAGCTTCACAGGAGGCTAACCAAGCCACTCAGGCTCATCGAAGCTGGGAGCAACAGCGTGCAGATCGGCTGGATGAGAACGCAATGGCACAAGATGTTTTACAAGGTCAGACTGGTCAGCATCGTGATGCAGCGTCATTGATGAACACTGTGGCTGGCATGGTGTCGGCCGGGTTACCTCAGGAGCACATCAACTGGTTGTTGCAGAACTGGAATGGTGGACAAGCCGCGCCAGTTCCGCCTTGGGTGGGTCAACCGTTGTATGGGGCACCGCAAGAAGCACCGCCTGATCCTGCATTACTGGAAAGATTTAAGAATATCAACCTTACTCCACAACAATAATTATGGCCAAACCAACTACAGTTACAGAAGATCCAGCTGCCTTGGCGGCTAAGGCTGCAAAGGAAGCTGCGATGAAGGCAGCGGCAGATGCAGCAAAGAAGCCTGCGGTTGACCCTTTTGGTGGTCCTGTGGCAGAGAACACACTGGAGAATCCTTTTGCACAGCATCAGGCTAGGATGGCTGGGGCACCTGTGGCACCGGTAGTTCCGCCTGCGGGAGCGGTTCAACCGGATTTGAACCAAGCCAACGATCCATTTGGCGTTATCCCTAAAGGAGCCAATCAGGCTCCGAGTGGTGCATTGGCGGATGCGTTTAAGGTGCAGGGAGCGAACGCAGAACGGATGATGACGATCGCGAAAGATCGTAGGGTTAATCCGATGACAGGCACCACCTCTATTGGTCGTCGCAACATGGATGGGTCGTATGAAGATCCACTTGCACCAAAAGGGATGGACTGGATTAACGCGTTTGGCCCAGGGCGCCCAGAGGTCGCACAGCGTCAAGCCCGTCTGGATGGCCAGCTGGCAGACACACGACAGGCAGCCGGTGGTGCTGTTGCAGCGTTGAAAGCACAGCAGGAAGCGAGTGGTCAAAGGGGGCCGGCTGACAACGCGCCTAGTCGTCCAAGCTATCAAAGCCAGACTGTGCAAACTCCAGGCAGTAATGTGCGAGTTGCTTATGATGCACAGGGGATGCCTGTGGGGTTCTCAGGTGCAAGCGCATCAACCTGGATGCCAACATCGGGGGCAGGTAATGGTGGATATAGTCCGGCGGAGCATGCTGCACTGCAGTCCACAGCAAGTCAGTTGGCAGCAGATCAATCGGTTAGCCCATGGGGTGGCTCGGCTATTCCAGCACAAGCTGCAGGGGCTCCTCCTAGCTCGGTTCCACCACCAGCTGCTGCGCCACCTCCTCCTCCGGCTGCTCAACCTCCGCTGCCACCACAAGCTGCTGATATGGCACAGAACGAGACGGATAGTTTTGCCCCGCCTCTCTCACCTCCAGTGAGTATGGAGGGCTTCAATAAAGATATCAGCCAATTCCGTCAAGGTGCGGGTCAGGCATTTACACCGCCTCCGCCCCCTAGGTCCGACCCATTTACTGGGCAGCCTCAGAATCCTGACATACTCAGTCCTGAGTTTGCTCAGATGCTTAATGTGCTTACAAACAGAGTCACAAAAGAACGTGGTAATACTACGGTCGGACAGATGAACGAAGGAAGCACAAATCCACTTAAAGTTCTCACTCATTGGCCTTCTGTACCTAACGCGGGAGTAACTGAAGCGGCAAAGAACTTTCCTGCTTACGACTGGAGTATGAACTCCGGAGCACAGGCCAACTTCCAGCGGATCCAAAGCAATCTGAATGACTTGATTAGGCAGAAGAAGATCGAACTGGCGCCTAAGCCTAACCAAGCACAGTTCAATCAATTCACGCCTGGAAGCGACCGGTTTCGGTATCAGATCCGTCCTCAGACTACTAACGAAGCTGCGGTTGAAGCAGTCTACGGTAAACGTTAATTAGCCCTCACTCCTATGCCCCTCCCCTTTCGTCAAGTTTACGACATCTATAAGCAGAATGAACCCCAGCTGGGTGACATGTCTTTGCAAGACTTTAGCAAGATTGCAAACTATGTCACCCAGTCTAAGGACTTCTCGTCAGGCGATGTTGGCCCAGTCGGAGGGGCATTGAAGAAGGCGAGTTACTATGTTGATAATGCGATCAACTGGACGGGGGCGCCTAAGGTCACCGGTGCGATGGGGGAAGGGATTTTTAGGGCGTTCGGGCAGAACCCTGAGACTGGTCGGCACATTGGTGAAGCTATTCCGCGTGGAGTGGTAGATTTTGCACCGATGATTGTTGCAGGTGCTATGAGCGCACCAGTGTCTTTACCGATTCTGGCTGGCACCGGAGCCCTCGGAGCTTTGAACGCTTACGGTAACGATGCATCGAAAGCTGGGATCGCCGCGAGTGCACTGGCACCTGCAGTCGGTTTAGGCGTAGGTGCAATGGCTCGTGGAGTGGCAGCACCCGCACTTGAAGCTGCTGCATCGCGGTTCCCAGCTTTGGCTAATGTTGGTATCAAAGGTGCTGCTACGACAGAGGGGTTGGCCACTGCAGCCGAAGCGGGAGCATCTCGTGGATTGGCCGTCGGCTCTCCGGTTACACGCACCGTGTTGAATGGGTTTGGCGATCGTGCTGCACTCTACGGAGCAGAAAACCTTGGCGCAATTGCTGGTATGGAAGGAACACAGGTGGCCTTCGGAGAGAAGAAGCTCTCAGACGTTGTCACTCCTGAAAACCTTCTGGGCCAAGTTGTAGGGATCACCCCGTTTGCAATCCATGCCCTGCCGAAGCTCCTGCGCCCTCAGGTTCTTTCGGTTGTTCCTGTTGTGACGAGTGATCCAAAAGTCACCCCAATGGATGCAAGTCATGTCGACTATGCTAACAGAGTGCTGGAGTTCGACACAGCCCGCAAAGCCACTAAAGCCATTGTCGATCCAACTGAGCGCAAACTAGCTCGCATCAAGCTCAACGAGGACTTTGCCGATCTTCTTTCAAGTAAAAAGTTCGCCGTCGTATCGGAGACTACCAAGCAGGAAGTGAAACAAACTGCGGCAACCGACGCGCCAAATCTGCAAAACCATATTCTTGATAGGCTCACACTCATCGAGAAAACTCTGGCTGACTTCAACGCAACCAACAAAGCTTTGCTAGACGAAGGCAAGCCAGCGGTGGCTCCTGAGGACATGGTGGATTCGAGTTTGGGTGAACTAAACGCGCTCACCACTAAACCCATCACGGTTGCAGAATCCTCTAAGCTGGTTGAAGACTTGGTCAACACCGGTTCAACCGAAGCTGAGGCTGCACATGCGGTGGTTCAAGCCGGAATCAACAACGTTCTCGACCATCCTGTAACCCCGGAAGTGCACCCAATCGACAAGGCGGTGGGCTTCGATAGCAGAACGCCAGAAGCTGGAGCGGATGGTGCTCCGGTTGAGCCAGTTGCGGCAAAGCCTGGTCCTTTGGCAAAAACACTTGAGGCTTTGAAGGCACAGCAGCATAATAAAGGCGGACGACCTAAGAAGGATTTTACTGAGGATAATATTAAGTTCAACGATTATCTGAACAAAGACCCTGAGGGACAGGCTGTTGCCAAAGTGATCAGTGAAATCTATCCGAAGATTGACCAGATTCGTGGTGGGATTCCTGATGAACACCAGACTGATGTGAGTCGGAAGTTGTTCAACTCGGTGGAGGGATGGAAAAGGAATCCGGAGCTAGCTGGTAAACCTTTAGAGGATCGACTGGCGGCTTTGAAACCGTTTCTTCACAATGCTATTCGACAGGCCCGGACAGGAACGCCTATGAAGGAGTTACATCCACTTGGGCCTGATGGGACTTTAATTAAATATGGCACGAATGCAAGCGCACGCACAGCAGCTGATGCACTTCAAGTTAAAGCAGATGCCGATCCGCAGAGTATTGTATTTTATAATGTAGTGCGCGTTGGCTCTAAGGAGAAACCTCGTTATGTGGTAAAAGCTTTTGAAGATCTGAGTAAGAAGAATGTCAGCATGGATGCTTCAAAAGACGCAACTGATGCAGCAGCACAGCAGACTGCGGTTGATTTTGAATTGGAGAATACTCAGTTGATGAATGATGGTGCAGCTGAGGTGGTGGATACTCCGGAGATTCTGCAAAAAGATTTGCAGGATGCTATTGGTGGAGTGACAACATTGAAGCAGTTTCTTGGTGCGCTGAAAGGTGCACCGGAAGGATTGCTTGATTTGAAAGCAGCCTTTCCTGCCGATAAAGCTATCGTGCCTGAGGAGGTTAAGCAATGGATGGTTGATAATGTGGTGGCGAAGTTACCACCAGCGGATGCACGTGTGTTCATCAATCAGGTTGCTGGGGAGGTGACAAAGGCGAAGATGACGGAAAGTGAGAAAGCTAAACCGTCTTTGATCTCGAAGGCGCAGCAGGCCACAGAGAAGTTGAAGGCTATTAGAGTGGCAGAAGCATTGGATACTGCGACCAAAAAGACAGGACAAGTTGATGCTGATCGGTCGGCTGAGATGGTGCAGGATCAGTATTTTAGTCTGTTGGATAATGTAGAAAACACGCTTGAATTAGTTGATCTGGTCAAACAAAGTAAGGCACTTTATACGAAGTTTCTTGATGACTTTGATGGAGGTATTCCAGATTTGTATGACCTCACTGAATGGATGAAGGAGGGCTATGGGAACTCAAACCCTGGTTCGATGTTTAAAGCGATCGCAGGTAATGTGATTAAGAAGTATGCCCCTGAAACTTTACGCACCACCTTGGCCGGGACTGGTGCAGTTGATGCTCCATTGACCTTGTTGCAAAAGGCTTTGGGGATGGCAGGTGGCCGGAATACGCTGGTGGAGTTATCTTATCCACTGCGGTCAAAGATCTGGAAAGAAACCGGCTGGAATCCTTTGATGGATGGACAGTGGAGATTTGAAATCAACGATCTTCCGGCGAAGTTGTTGAAGGCTAGAACAGCCTTGCAGACAGAGTTTCTGGCTGACCCGAAGAAGGTGATTAAGTTGAGGGATATCTTAGATCATCCGGAGCTTTATAGGCATTACCCAGAGCTGGCAAACTATCGGGTTATCTACGATCCTAAGGTACAGGATGGGTCATTAGGGTTTCATGAAGGATTGACGAACTCGATTGGATTGACAGAACGTGGTCTGATGTTGCAGAAGAATGAATTGAAGTCTTTGTTCTTGCATGAAATCCAGCACGCGATTCAAAAGTTTGAAGGGTTCGCACCTGGTGGTGAGAAGCAAGATATCAAGGTGGATAATGCGACCTATCAACGGACGTTACAGCGTGAGTTGGAAGCTGGTCGGGCGCCAAGTGATGCTGAGAGCCGTGCACTTTTTGCAGGTTACAAAGCCATTCATGGTGAGATGGAGGCTGGGATTGTGGAACAGCGGGCGATGCAGTTGAAGACCCGTGTGGGGCCAGATGGGCAGCCGAGGTATGAGGGGAAAGATGTGCCACCCTATGAGAGTGCAGCGTTACACCCGTATGATAATCGCTCGGTGCCTTTGAAAGACTGGACGATTCTGCCTGGCGATGGGACGAGCTACTCGATGCAGCCTACGGTGGCTGAGCCGTTTCAGTTCGGAATGAAGGGGGTGACAGAGCAGGTGCTATCTCGAATTGGCTGGACCAAGAAGCAGATTAGTGATGTGGCCCACCCGTTTATTGCGAAGCTAGAGAAGGTGTTGAACTTTAACGGGATCGAATTCGGCGTGATCGCGAAGGGAACTGAAGTTGGTGGGAGGGAATTGCTGGGCGCTGCGAGTGTAACTGGCCGCGTGCGTAAGTTGTTTTTAGCTGCGAGCACCAATAACAAAGGTCGTTCGTTGGAAGAGCAGACAGTTGGATTTGCACTGAATGCCGCACATGAGGTTGGGCATCATATTGAGCAAGCTGCTACGAGTGGACTGCTTTCACCCGAGGCCACGTTGGCACGTGATGGGTGGAGAAACTGGGCTACTCAGGCACAACCTGAGTGGAGTCGGGTGTTGAAGGAGTTTAGCGAGGTGCTACCGAAAGAATGGCAGAATTTGACTGAGCTCAAAGACATGATGAACCCTGCGAATGTGGCGGAGTTCGAGGCCAGCGCACACGCGATCTGGGCAATGAGCCATGTGGCGAAGTCGAGCGATCTGGTGTTGTCGAGTAGCTTGATGCCCCATCCAGTGAGGACTTGGTTCGCTACGCTCGGTAAGTGGGGAAGAGACTTGTTGGGTGCAGCTAAGTCGTTCTTGCATTTGGACCAGCACACGGGCACGAAGGAAAATCGGGCTGATGTGGACCGGTTGGTTAACTACTTTGAAAGCATTAAACACTCGGTGAACGACGCGAATTTGAAGATGGCAGAGTTTGCCAGTTTGGCTGGATTGGATAGTCACTCCATGTCGTTCTTGAATGGCGAGGGGCTGACTGAGATCGCACCAAGTGTGTTGGAAGCCAGAGATGGGGTGTTGAGAACTCAGTTGACTGGTGTAGTGCCGAAGACCTTACAAGATAAGGTGTTCGACAGCGCTAATCGTTCTTTGGTTTATCTTGACCAGCTGGCTGGGAAGTATCCAAAAATTGCTAACGCCGCCTATGCAGTGATGGGGGCAGGTTGGAACAAAAAGATTGTGACCTACGAGGCCATGGCGCCTTTGTATGGAAAGCAGGATTTAGGCTCCGGTAAGTTAGTGATCGACGCAGCGAAGAAGCCTTTGTTAGAGTTGGTTGCTAACTATGGTCGTGCCAACAAAACCGCTAACGAGATTCATCTTTGGGAGAATTCAAACAAGATGGAGTTCCCTTTGGCCAGTCCGGGCACAGCGTCTAACCGCTTGGCTGCACGAATCGGACAGCTGACACCGACTGAACGCCAAGCGGTTGAGATGTGGCACGAGAGTAAAAAGCTCAGCCATCAGAAGCTGAATGAACATATCTTGCAAGGGAAGCTGGACGAAACCAAGTTGATTATTGGAAACGTATTGGCGACTATGACAGGTCATGTGGCAGGGAAGCATGGCCAGCTGGAGCAAGCAGTCGATCTTGCGATGAGGAGTGTGACAGAGCAGTTGCCAGGCGTTAAGCAGAATATGATTGCTACTTGGTCACAGATGCTGGCGACTGGTGACCCTTTGCTGGATAGTCAATTGCAACAAACTGTGTTTGAGCTGGCGACGACTGCTGCTGAGAGTGTGGCGAGGCTTCAAGCTTCACTCGCTAGTCGCCCGTGGTATACCCCAGAAATTCGTACTGGTTCTCACTTGCTGCGTGCCTTTGATAAGTCAGGTAAAGAAGTGTTCACCTTGGGGTATAACACGACTGTTGAGCTGGCTGAGTTGACCAGCATGGGGAAAGCTCAAGGGGCCGAGAAGTTTGAGTCTACTGTGAGAGAGCGCAATCTGGATGTGAAGTTTGATGATGTGTTTAAAGCCAATATTGATCACTTTGAAACCACGATGACACGAAAGCTTCGCGATGCACTCCCTGCGAATATGCAACATCAGGCGGAAGACCTGGTGGGGTATATGAATATCGAAAGCGAGTTCCAACGGTTGGCACAGGCGAACAAACTTAACCCCACAGTCAGCACACGGAGGCTGGCACCTGGGCGCGAGCAGTTAAACCTTGTTTCTGGTTGGCAGCAATACATCAACATGATGAGTAATGTGTTGTCGAACGGAAGAGCACAGGCTCGGATGAAGTTCGAATTCAACAACCCAGAATTGAACGATCCAGTGTATACTGGGAAGATTCAACAGATCAAGGATACGTTTAAGAACTATCAAACACCCGATTCTGAACTGTCTAAAAAGGTTTCACAGATCAACGCTGTGTATCATCTTGGATTTAATATTCCAACTCATCTGGCGGAGCTCTCCCAAAGCTTGTCGACAATGCTGCCGGAATTGGTGTTCCAAGCTGGTAGCACCACCAAAGGCGTTAAGATGCTAATGCAGACAGCAGGTGAGATGGCGAAGTTCTACTCCAAAAAGACTGTGGGTAAACTCATCGGGAAAGATGAGTGGCACAATTGGGGCAACAAGCAGGAAGAACTGGTGTTGGAAGAGATGGCCCGTAGAGGGCTGTTGGCTCAACATGCTTTCATGGAACACTTGGATGGGGATAACGTGGGGAACAACTTGAGCCTCATCTCCACAGCGCAACGCTCTCCGATTGATATGTTGAAGTCGGCTGCTGCCTCACCATTCAAAGCTTACTCCGATGTGTCGATGAATGTGTATGGGAGCTTTACTAAGTTCAACACGCGCATGGCCACTATTTTGGGCTACCGGCTGGCCAAGTCACAGGGCAAATCTCACGAAGCCGCACTGGAGGACACTGCGAGGTTCATCACCAAAACCACATTCACTTCAGGGCGTGCAGGTCGTCCGCCAGAGTTTTATAATAACTCTACGGTAGGCGCGGTGCTCTACTCACTCCAACGCTATTCACTCAGCTGGATGTCGATGTATGGCAAGCACTTGTCTGGAGCGTTTGGAGACCAGGCTAGGATGACTGAGTTAGGCCAAGGGCTCAAAGGCAATCACCGGAAAGCGTTGGCAACTATGACCGCAGTTCAATTCGGATTAGCTGGTGCATTGGGGCTGCCGTTTGCCGCAGCGCTTACCACGATTCTAGAACAGTCACTCGGGATTGATATTCGTGGCCAAGCCTATAACGCACTCAGTTCCATCATGCAGGAGGACGAGGACGAAGGTGGTGGTATGTTTGCTGACCTCGTGATGCGCGGTGGTGTGAACGCCTTGGCTGAACGTGCAGGTGCACCAGTGGACTTTGGCTCACGCTTCAACCTTTCAGGCCTCCCAGGTATGAATGAGTTCAATGGGTTTGATCCTGGCAGAGTATTCGGCCCAACAGTCAATGTGGCGAACGCGATGTTCCAAGGAGTTAAAGGACTGGCCACTGGAGAACTTCCAGCCTTGGCGAAAACCGTCATGCCGGTTGGTCTCCGTAAAGCTTCGGAGTATTTCATCAACGGGGATGCACTCACATCGAAGGGAACCAAGTTTGGACTCTCCTCTAACGAAGGCGCGTTGTACGCTGCTGGGTTTACTCCCAACAGGGTGCGTAAAACTCGTGATGCTGAAGCCATCCTTCGCACGCAGAGTGAAGCTCGTCAACGTCGTGATCAACAAGCAGCAGATGCTGTGGCAGAACTGGTTCAATCCAATCCCGACGAAGCACGGAAAAAGTATGCGGAACACCTGCGGTCAACAGGCACAGAGCCACGAGATTTTGCGAAATCCGTAGCCGACGCACACCTCAAAGCGAACTATCCCAAAGATATTAGGACTACGATCGCAGAGCCAGACGCAAAAATGGCATCGCAAACGCTCAAATCAATGAACGTCACGATGCCACAGTCTACACAAGGTGAACAGGCAAACGCCTATAACACCATGTTACAGTTCTTCAACCAACGACCAATCATGTCGCGCCAACGGGAGGCACAACGGCGGGACTCACTGGCGGCGTGGGACCCGTACCAAGCTTTTTAGCTTTGTCTGCTGCCGCCTTAGCCAGAAATGCATCATACAACATCACGTATTCATCTGGCTTTGAGCCGAAGCGCAGTCCGGTTTTGATCTTTTGGATCATTGTTAGTTCACCCATGATCTTGTCCAACTCGTCAAAGGTAACCTCACGCTGAAACGTTTCCCGGATATCCTTCAGTGTTGCGGTTTTACTTGGCTTCCCTGTTAGATACGCAATAATAGCCTGACCCACAGCAGCCAACTGGTTGCGTCCAGCGTTCTCAAACAACAGCTGTCCGCCCCTCTCAACCTCGGAGATCCATTTTATGGCTTTCTCGAGGTTTTCTGCTGTCAAGATCAGAGCATCAGTCCTCTCCGCCAGCCACAAAAGCATTGCAACCTTTAATACATACTCTGGTTTAGTCTGGTAAAACTCCCGCAAGATTGTAGAAGTTTCCGTATGCGTCAAAGGGAAATGCACATTGTCATACCAGTTGTCAAAATACGCCTCAGCCTCAGGAGCCCAGACGAAAGGTCCGCTCGTGTTCTGCAGCTTCACCGCGTATTTCAACAACCGTTGCAACGACTCCGACTGCTCCTCAGTCACCTGTGGGCGAGCCACCGGCTTCGACGCACGGTTGGCATGGATAAACAAACACCGCCTTGTCATCCCTGACGAAATCAGTTTTTGATTCATCATCGCACGAGCTGTGGCTCCAGTCATACACCCCGTAATCGTAATAAACGGCCGATTGATTAAGTTATCCCCTTTGTTTTTCGTCGTATCACGATAAGTTTTATTCACCCTATCCCACACATCGGTAAAGAAATCAATCATCCCGATCGGATTCCCACCAGAGTTCAACAAATTCACCAACTCACTCGCATACACTGACAAGTGCGAAAAGTAAACCGGCTTATCATCCAGTTTGAACTGCATCTTACACGGTGAGTTCTCCCCCGCCATCATCACCATAATAGCCTCTTTCGTGATCGCAGTTGGAGCATACACAATATTCTTAAAATGCTCAATCAGTTTGAAGCTCAGCCCCATCGCGGTCGACTTCTTACTCCCTGGATCACCAACAAAAATCAAGTACATATTCGCGTGGACTGGGAAAATCCCTTGGTCCACCCAGACACGACCAGACACAAAATTCGAGATAGCTGCCAAGGCTCCCCATCGGTGGAACAGAGTCGGGCACTCATTACCCGATGTCCATTGTAAATAATCATTGATGAAAGATTCAGCCATAAGTTGTGGGGTTCGGCAGCAGAAAGCCACCAAAAGTTGTTAGGGGTTTTTAAGCTCGGTGAAGTGCAGGAAGGTTTGGATTGAGTCGTAGAGGTCAGGGTCGAAGCGACCCGAGGCGTTACGGCAGCGGGTTAGGAGGTGGAGAGCTTGACGAAGGTCGAGTTCGAGCTCCTCGGAGAAGGCGATGTTGCATTCGCGATGCGAACCGTAGCGGCCCAGCCAGTGAGCTTGGGTGCGTGGGGTTAGGGTTTTAGCGTTCGTAGAGGCCATTGTAGGTTGCTTTGAGGGGTGTGCCGTCGTCGGAGAGCATCTCGTATTTGATGGTGATGAACTGGTCGATGGGCGGATTGTTGAAGAAGATGGCGCGTTCTTGGTCAGAGAAGCCAGAGCCGACGGTGAAGTGTTGGTTGTTATCGAAGAGACAAACGAGGCCACCCAGGAGGGAGGTGTATTTGCCTTCGCCTTCTGTGATGCCGATGACTCGGACTTCTCCATCGAGAAAATCCTTACGTTTGAGTAACTGGCGCCAACGATTTTCCTGGTTCGTGCAGAGTTTGAGATGGCCATAGGGGGAGTCAGGGATACGATACATCATGCCTTCGTAACCGAGTCGACGATAGGTGTCGAAGCAGGTTTCGGCGTGAGGGTGGTCGACGAGTTGGGTGTCAACCAGTTTGATTGGCGTAGAACCAACCAGAGGTCCGATAATTCCTTGAAGAATTCGGTGGCGGTCGGAGAAGGTTTGGAGGGGTTGGCGGCGGTTAAAGCCATCGTAGATGTGGTATTCGATTGATGGGGTGAGTGGTGTAACTTCGGAGGAGTTGATTGACATTGCACCGTTGATTTTCTGGAGGGAGACCCCATGGAGGTAGAGTTCACCATCGAATATCCAATCGGGATTGCAGGAGGAGAGGGCTTGGGTGATGTGACGGACTTTAGCAGGGTGCCAAACTTTTTCCCACCTGGATTGGCAGGTGCCGTTGTAATGGAGGCAGCGGACTCCGTTGAGTTTTGGTTGGACATAGACTAGAGGTGGTAAATGTTTGCCTTGATCTTGGAACCGGAAAGCACACATTGGTTTCATAACGAGTCGTCGGGAGAAGGGGTTAGGCACTTGGTGAAGTCAGCACTGGTTTCTTCTTCTTCGGTGCAGAAGGAGAACTCATAGTATTGACGAGGGATACCGGGGTAGGTGACGATCTCGTAGTGAATGTGCATGGCTTTGCAGTATTCACCGATGTAGATGTCGGAGAAACAATGTTCAAGTGCCCATGTGACGGGGACGGAAATTGGTTCGTCGGAGGATAGGAGGGCACGGGTTAGTTGTTCACGCGGGGTGAGGCCACGAGGTTGGTCAAGTTGAGCCGAGTCGAAGTGGCGCATTAAGAAGAGGTAGAGTTCGTCGTCCATAGTGTTAGATATCGTTTGGCATTGTTCCCCAATCGGTGCCCCAATGACCTTCGAAAGGAATTGTGATTGGAACTCCATCAATAATGATTTCATTTTGGAAGTAGGAGCTGAACTTTGCAAGAGCCCAGGTTCGTCTGTCAGAAGGCCACTGAGCAACGATTGCATCATGGACTTGATGAAGAGGTTCGATGATAGGGAGTCCGTTGGGGGTCCAATTATCAGGGTCTGTCCAGAGTTTGTGGAGTGCGAGTTTGGTCGCATAGGTGGTGTTGTGTTGGGGGATGTGTGAGTAGGCGGCACGTTGGGTGACAGCGTCTTTAGGGCGTCCGAAGAAGCGACGGACGTGGCCAGAGGCGGCAGTGAGACGACCTTCGGTTAGGAGAAGGTAGTCGATTCGTTGCTGGGAGAGCTGGATGCCGGGGTAACGTGCGAGGTAGAGTTTTTGGAGAATGTCACAGTCACGGACAGGGACGAACACAGGTACGCCTGACTTTTTGTGCGATTGTTTGAGAAGGTTTTCCGACATGGTTGGAGGCTTCATCGCGTAGTTGGAGCCGTGTTGGACAGCTTTGCAGGCATCGTAGAGCCAGCCTTTGCGGTTGAAGCGGCTGCTTAGATCGGCGATCTCTGCTCGTGATAAGCTGTTGATAGTAGAACGGAAGGAAGCCGCAGCTTTTTGCGAGAGCCCTTTGGTCGAGGCGATGAACTCTTCATACATGAGTCCGATGATGATGGCGGGTTTAAGCCCGTATCGGTAATCTTCGAGCATGGTGGAATCTCCAGCGACATGACACTGGATTGCAACTGTCCAGCCATCAGCACCAGATAAGTCAACCTCGCCGAGATCGTAGCCCTCGTCTGCACGATAGAGTCGGCGAACTTTTTTCTGAATGGTTTGTAGATTAGCGCCAGATTTTGTTGGCGAACCAGAGCAAGACAGTCGTCCAGTGTCTGTTCCAACAATGGTGTAAGAACAGCGCACTCGTTGATCAAGGTCTGTAGAGATTTCGAGCTGTTCGCCGAGAGATTCAAGTGTTCGATGACGCAGGGCATGAGCGACGACAACAGGTTTGTCGTATTTCTGCATGAGCTTGAGGAGGGCGTTGACATCTGTGGTGACTTTCTGCTCGCCGGTTTTGTGGTCCTTGTTGTATTGAGTTTCATAGCGGTATTGCTTGTAGAACAAATCGGCGACCTGCTTTGGGGAGCGCATGTTGACCGATTTACCTGCGAGGGTTTGGATACGAGATTCTGTAACGTCGATCTCATGGTTGACTTTGGAAAGGTATTCGAAGGCATCGTTGGGGCGATAGGCAAATCCACGCAGTTCACTGTAGAGGATGGCTGGGAGAAGTTCCATGTTGAGTTTGAAGTGAGCAAGCGCTGCTGGCTTCATGATTCGTTGATGGATTTCTTTCAGTTGGAATGTGTAAGCGGCGTCTTTGAGACAGTAGAGATAATGGGTTAGTTTATCTTTAATGTGTTTCTCGTCTTTGTAGTATGGCCAGTTGGTGTAAATGGATACTTGGGTTTCGAGAGCTTTGGGAAGTTCGGGGTAGATCTCCCAACCGGAGACTAGTGTATCCCAGGTGACGCCACGTAGCATGCAACTCCAAAGCCAAGAGAGTACGAAATTATCATAGAGAGAATTTTGTAGGATTTTGTGGATGTTTGGGTTGTCAGCTACTGTGCCGAATGCACGCAGGATGTTACGAGTGTTGGCCTCGGAGAAATCCCACGGGTTGACAATGAAGGCAGAGGTAGGGGAAGTGGCGATGCCGATGCACTTCACCCCTTGCTCGTTAGGGTATTTTTTGTCCTCAGGATTGGGGATACCACCTTCGATGTCGACTGAGATTTCATCGCCGTCTTTGATAGCCATTAGACGGTCGACAACTTCGTTCGCAGGCAGGTCGTTTTGGAGATCAAGCGTGGGGAGTTTGATGTCAGGTGTGAGAGACTGGCGTTTGAGCTTCTTGAAATCGAAAGCGGTGAGGGCTTGCTTTTCCGAGTTGGCAACAGTTTCTTTGGCAGTGTAAATCGCCATGCACTTGAAGTTATAAAAAGGTGACCCAGCATCCCGACAGATAAACACGCTTCCACGGTATCTGTCGAGAGTGGTGTCAATGCCAGCCAGTCGTAAGCAGGTGCGTCCGACTAACAAGATGATGTTAGGTTGGAAGTCGGATAGGTCGGCACGCAGTTCGATGATATTGCCAAGGATGCCTGGGTCGGACAGGGAGGGTTTGTCAAACCCCGTGTCATTAACGCAGGCAAGGTAACAAGAAGAGACTACGATGTCGTTTTTGCGGAGTTCGTTTAGCACCATGTCACCGAGAGGCCCGCTGAAAGGTCGCTTATTGGCGACGTCATAGGCGGTGCGGAGGTCAGTGACAAGGGCGATGCGATTTTCCAGCTGCATGACTGGCTTGGCTTTTAGCATAGGAGGAGTTCTTGGCGGAGTTGTTTGATTCGAGTTGGCGCACAGGTAGACCAGATCACGTAAGGGACGGTAGGTGGTTGGAGTTTAATCCAATCCAGCGTGTCCTCATAAAGGCGGATCTTTTCTTTGATGAGTGCAGAGTTCAGTTGGGTTTTGGTAGGTTGGCTCATGTGAATTCGATGCTGTCTCCGGCGATTTCCTTACATTGATTGCGGATGCTTTCGACGAGGAGTGGGTATTGCTCAGGGTTTTTCTCAATACCAACGACGTCGATACCAAGATTGATTGCTGCACGCACGAGGGAACCACCACCTGCGAAACAGTCTAGCATCGTCATGCCAGGGGTGATCGATGAGTTGATCAGTGTGCGGGAGATGGAGAATGGTTTGAGGAACGGGTTGGTTTGCATGTGGCGCTCACCGGTCACATCAGCAACGAACCAGTTGACTGGCATTGGGGTGCGTAGGACGGTTTGACCTTTGTGCAGATACATGACGTATTCGATGGCCTTGGTGGGGTTTTTGTAGGCCGCATCGTTTTTAGCTTTGCCAGGTGGTTTGCACCAGATGACAGGCCAGTTGGTTACTGTGAACCCAGCCTCTTCACCCCACTTGGTCATCTTCTCCCAATGGACAATGTCGCACCAGAGGATGAGATGTGACTTGTCTTTCAGGATACGATAGGCAGGTTTGAAGAAGCGCGAGAGAAGGTCGAGGTTCTCGTCTACGTCGTGGGCGTCTTTGACCAGACCGATCGAGCCAAGTTCTTCCAGATTTTTCATCTCGATTCCGAATGGAGGGTCAGAATAGATGAGGTCAAAGGAAGCAGCGGATTGCTGTTCCATCCACTCGATACAGTCAGCAAGGACGATCATCTTGGACAGAGGGATCTTACGGCGTTCGAGCAGTTGGGTATCAAGAGGAGCGATTTCCGGCAGGCCCAGGTCGAGATCGAGGATATCGACTGCACCGGGCGTAGTGTTAGCAGACGCTTTAGGTGCATTCGGGAGAGTGGCCTGTCCGAGCAGAGTTGTTTTGGCGGCAGGTGCGATCGGGGTAAATCCAGGATTAGTTGGAGCAAGTCCGGAGCGGTTCTGTTGTCGTGCATGAGCTTCCTTGATCGCCTCGGCTTCAAACCTGGACATGATCAGTTTGTAGGCTGCCGTGTAGGTGTCACAAGCTGCCACGTCTTTGTCTCCCGCTTCGAGTGCTTTACCGACGAGCAACATGTAGGAGACTGTGCAGACCTTGACACCAAGCACGTGACCGGTTGCTTCCATAGTCCAGTTTTGGAATTTGGAACTTTCTCGACGAACGTTCTCCTGATGAACGAACAGGATACCACGGACTTTGTCTTTCCAATCCATCTCCTGACGACGGAAGTTTTCCTCCAGCTCTTTGGTGGTGGATTCTGCACGGGAGAGTTCAAAGGTGAAATCGTTGTAGGGGATTTCACGTTGGTCTTCCGGCATCATCCGCCAGGCTTGAAGGCGTGACCACCCAGCAATGAGTTCGTAACGATCAAGGGCTTTGTTGTAGAAGAGTGTGATAGGTTGGATGAGGCCGTGCTGGGCAATGGAAGGGAAGAGTTCCTCTTGGATGTATGCGAGAACTTTTGGAGTGGGTGTGCGCCAGCGTGGACCGATGTGGACTTTGTCGATGTGGATGAGGCCTTGACCACGAGCGTGGTTGGTGGTGAAAACAATAGGAGCGTGGCGAGCTTCGGTGGTGGCGATAGCTTCGGGCTCGACAGCGGAGGAAGTGGTGGTTGCGTCGGACATAGTGTTAGAGTGCAAGAGATTCAAGGATACGTTGGATTTTATAAAGGTGATCACTGAGATGGTTGTTGTTACGGCAGAGATCAGCACCAAGAAGGGAGCGACTCTCGTTTGAAGAAGAATTGATAGGCTCTGGGTCTTTTAGATCGAGCACACGTTGCAATCGTTTGGTAAGCTCATCAAGCGCAAAGTCGAGCGAACCTAGTAGGTCATCTTGGCGTGATAGTTGAAATGAGATTTCTTCCGCAAGGGGTTGTTGACCAATGGGAGGATTGACTGGCCTTGCGTTGTCAGAAAGTGGAGTAAACCGTTTAGTCGTATAAGGAGATTCGCAATGATTCATAGTGGTAAGGAAATTTGATGACAAAAAAGTGGGCAGTTTCAACTCATGCCCAGGAGTTTTTCAGCTTATGCCTGTGGGAACTTCATCGACTTGATGATGTTCTTCGGACCAAACGTGGTGCCTTCCTGCGGAGCCTCGACTTCGATCTTCGCTTCGACGATTGCGTCCTTCATGTCCTCGAGGAGAGCACGATTGAACTTAGGTCGGTTGTCTTTGTCGGTGCCATAGATGGCGTCGATAACGACGGCGAGATCCGTCAACCAGCGGTCAGCATTGTAGTCGGGATCACCGGCTTTCTTTGCGTTCGGCTGGAGCGGGCAGTATTTGATGATGAGCCCAGTGCCAGGAGGGAGCATGACGCCCTCAGTGGACACAGCTGCTTCTGCATTGGTGAAGTAGAACACGGCGTTGAAACCGGTGGCGTCTTTGTTCGGTTTGCGGTCAGCTTTTTTGAGCTTCAGCTTGATGCTGCTGTTCTTTTCCAGAAGCGGCACAGAAGTGTCGACTCCGGTCACGTCGATTTCGAAATCGTCATCGTTGTCACCAGAGTGCATTGGCTCGTCGTGCCCTTCGGACGAGAAACCACCAGCGTCTGGAACTTCACCAGCTGCATTGAGGAGGAATGGGAATAGGAGTGGATTGAGTTTCATAGGTATCTTTGTTTTGTTTGTTTGGTTTGGGTTTGACCACACTGGCGTTGTCGCACGGGTGGAAATTGGTTTGTTGCCCGTCGTTACAGTGACGGAGCCGAGGCTGGCAAGTGCTTTAACGACATTGCTCTGGTCGTCTTGTCCTACTATGTCCACGGACGCCGACAAGCAACGCATCCGATTTGGCAGTCCCTTTATACGGTGGGATCAGCAAATCTCCGTTTGAGCCGGGACTCAAATTGTTGCGGGCTGATCAAACTGTGGCAGCGCCTTGGTGAACGCGAGTGGGTTCTCCGATTCTGCGTTCTCTCCTGCTCGCTGCCAAGCTGCCACTGAAATCACTTCGACACCGTCGATCTCCAATGACTCCTGAATTTGTTCTCTCATCCCTTCGAGTGAATCATCACCCGTTTGCACTCGGACTAGGTAGGTCGCTTCCATATAGGTGTTTGAAATAGATTTGATACGTTGCTTCGAGATCGAACAAGACATCAGGTCGTGTCCGAAGAGGTGCTCTAAAGAAGTGCGAGTAGGCCTCATCCAACCTTGGCCACTTTGGTTTGTTGAAACGTCCAGGTAATGCGACGGTGTCAGTCACCATCTTCATCACACTTTGGGTTAACAACCGACGGAAGTTTGGTTCTTTGCCATACATCCACCAGAACTCAGCCTTCAGAGGCAGCATCGCATACGTGTAGTTGAATGCGATTAACCGCTCGGAGGACTGGCACAATTTACGAAACGTGTCTAAAGCCTCGGATAAAGACACGCCAGAATTGCAGTCAAGCTGGCTTACGTGAGAAAACAGTTCCATCTTATTGGTGATTTCGATCTCCTGTTGGATGTAAAGTTTCTCTGCTTGAACCACCTCGCCTTTGATGTCAGTTTGAATCAAGGCCAACGCCAATAGACGAGGTGCGTTTTCACTTTTGTAGTCCAACTCGGTGCCGACTTCTGGACGATGGGTCATCGCCGTGTTGAAAAACAGATTCATATATCATCCTCACCTGCAAGAACCAGCTGTTCAATGCAGAGTGAATACCCCACAGTGTCCACTTGGTTGTCCAGCTTGTTAGAGGTTTTGGCCCGACTCGTTTTGAGGAGAATCATCAGGTTGCCGACGTCCTTCGGGGTTACATGGATACCAAGATAGGCAGTCCACAATCCCGCGATACGTCCAAACGATTCAACCACATCGCCATAGTCTTTCTTACGATCACCTTCGACGGCAGTTTTTGCTTGGTCTAAACAACTCATTTGAAAATCTCCTTTACTTTTTTGAGGTCAACTTCGATACGACTGCCCAACTGGAGGGCACTTTTCAGCCCAAGCTTCTGCAGCTTGTTGCCGCCCACCGTCTGGATGTAACACTTATCCACCAGCTGTCCCGGTGGCCCGCTCGACTCACGCGTGAACTTCCAAGCTTCGGTGAACATGCCCGACACCGCCTCTTTGAAACTGCCCGGGCAAGCGATGAAGGTTTTCATGCTCTTGTCATCCCGCTCAATGTCCTGCGTGTGGGCGGAGACATAGAGATGCATATCATACGCACTGAGAGCGATGAAGAACTGGCTTAAGAGTGATGCCAACCGGCCAAAGTCTGGCAGCGTGAACTGCTCGTCTTGGGTTTTGTCCGACATCACATCACCAATAGTTTTTCCTTCCTGCCTTCTCACTTCATCCATCGCTGCAGTCGCCAGCGCGGTCAAGCTATCAAGGAACAAAGTCTTTCTCGGCTTCATCCTCCCAGCTTTGATTTCGTTAAACACAAAGGTCAAGGTGCGAGTCAATGCCCTCCACCGATTAACACGAGGTTGCAAATCCCCATTCTCATCAAGGAAAGGATTGACAATAATCGTGTCGTCCATCTGCTCCTGTGTCAACAACCCATGCTTTTGCAGGAAGTTGATCGGCCCCACAATATTGTTGTCCATGTCAAAGATCAAAGGCGATGGCATCATGAGGCCGAACACCGTCTTACCTGTGCCTGGCTCACCAATCGCCAACACCCTGCTCCTGGGCTTCAACTTGATCTGCCCCATGGTAAAGATTTTTGGAAGACTGATCGGAGCCGGTTGAGCCACACCTGCTTTTTGTGGGATCGGGCGGGCGACTGGCTTTGCTGCGAGTGGAGCCGTCTTAGCAACAGTTGGGATTGTTGCCGGATTAACTTTTGTCTGTGTCGGTTCATCGACTGCTGGAGGTAGTATGTCACTCATGAGTTTGAGGGGCTGGGGGTTTCATTAACGATTGAGGTGGGTTTCGGTGGCAGAACGCCACAAGGTTTGACGGGGGTGGGGGAGGCAACATGGAGGATGATTTGGTGGTGGTCTGCCATGTAGACTAGAGTGGCAGGGAGGTGGAGGGAGTTGATTGCGGCTTCGACGCGTCGGAGGATGGCGGTTTTGCCGATGCCGGTTCGACCTGTGGCGGTGATGGTGAGCTTGATGGGGTAGGGTAAGGTGGACATCAGCGGTCGAGTGGGTTCCAGACGTTGTAGACGAAGGAGTCGGACATGAGGTGGGAGAGACGGGCGGAAGTGGTGGGGTCAGCTTGGCAGACCTCGAAGTATCTGCACAACCCGTATTTGCCATTGCAGGCTGTGGAGTTTTCTGCAAAGACACCGGTGGTGAAGTCGTGGATTAGTTTTTCGATCTGGGAGAAGACTGTGCGACGCCAGTTCTCAAGCTTCCAGAGTGGGTATTCGTAGTGCTGACGTTCGAGGGAGAGCGGGTTGCCTTTGGCTTTGATGGTGGGTTTGCGGCCGATGAGGAAGTTTCCCATGACACCTCGAGGGGCTTCACCGGTTAGGTGGCGGAAGGCTTCAGCGTAGCCGAGGAATTGACCAGCGTTGGAGAAAGCTTTGAAGTAGGCTGGGCCAGCGATGGATGCGGTTTTGTGATCGACAAGCCAGAGGTCACCTTGGAGGGAGATGAGTCCGAGGTCGATGACACCAGTCCAGTTGATGATGAGACGCTTGATGTAAAGGGTTTGGTCGGAGGACTCGGGCCAGTCGAAGACGACGAGGGATTTGTCGTAGGGAACAGTGGTGTCGAGGTCTAGAGCACAGAGGGTGAATGAGAATGGCTGTTCGACGAACGGTTGCTCCGGTGTGCCGATGACTTGATACGGCTCGTTACAATATTTCTCGATGTATTGGATGTAGGTTTCGATCGCACGTTCCGGTGTGCGCCATTCGTTGAGCGGAGGAGGTTGGCGGGAGAACTCGGCTTCGACTTCTTCGATGACGGTGGCCATACAAGGAGGGAGGCCACGAGCTTTTTGACGGTAGTGGTGTTCGAGGGCTTTGTGAACTGCTGACCCATAGACAAGAGCAGCAGACCCACCATCGTTACGAGAGAAAATGAAGTTGTATTCTCCTTTTTTGGAGCAGTCGAGATAGTTAGATAGGGTAGTCCAGTCGAGGGCGAGGATGTATTCATCGGGGGTGTCAGTCGGGGTGAGGAGTTTGCGGATTGGGCCAGGTGGCTGGATTTTGTGTGGGGTTTCGACGGAGGTGAGGTCGATGTCGAAGTCTTGATCGGGCGAGAAGGAGGACATGGGGAGGAGGGTGGAAGGGTGGGTAGGTGGGTTTAATCGAGGCCAGCACCAACATCGATGTGGGTGCCAAGGACTTTTTTACTTGAAGTCACTCGCTCTTTCTTCGCGGCATGCGGCGATACTCTGTTCGCACCGAACCTCTTGATAAGTTGGTTGAGCTGCTCGTCCGACATGCTCTTGAGGGGGACTGTCGCCATTAGGTCGGGTAAAGACAATTCCTGTAACGATGGCACGAACGCGGGTTTCTGTATCGAGGTGGTGGGTTCTGGTGAGCTCATTTTGATCTAGTGTTGTTGTTAGTTTGGAGAAGAAGTAGGCGAGGTAATCTGCGGCGTCTCCATGGGAGAGGCAGGTTGCACGAAGTTGGCGATAGAGTTCTTTGTCAATAAAGACCGCGATAGTGACACGGTCCTCGTCGTCGAGTAGGGCGTAGGGTGATAGGCGTTGGCTCTTGGTCATAGTAGGATGAAAGAGTTTGGAAGATCACCGTCCAGCCAAATGGAGTCTGGAAAGTGGGAGGTTAGTAGGTCACGGTGTGGTTCGTCGATGTTGATGAAGGTGATCTGATCGGTGAGGAAGTTCTTGGATTTGCAACAGGCGACTGCGTGGGCGAGGTCGTGATCGGTGGCGTCGACAACTAGGGCGTCTGATATGACCGAGGAAGGTGTGCGTAGTCCTTCGAGTAGATCGGCGTTCGCGGATGACGCGGTGGATTTAATGCATACTTGGGTGGTTCCGTGGGGAACGATGAAGCACTGCTCCCAGATGGAACGGAGGTTGTCGCGAGAGACGGCAGAGGGCCAAGTGTTGTCAGGGTGACAGTAGGCACGGACGGCATCGCGGAGTCGGGCGATCGCAGTAGACTGAGCAATTTTACCAGGATTGAGGATGCAGTCACGTGGAAAGGTAGTGGTAAGGTGGAGGATTGCTGGCTCGAAGCGGCGAAAGTTTTCCACGCCGAAACGATCTTTGATGTTGGGGAGTGACGAGCCGGGAGCGTCTGTGAGTCGTGGCATGGTGGAAAGAGGACAAAAAAACTCCGAGAGAGTGATTAGCTCTCTCGGAGAATGGTGGGTTAGTCAGCGGGCGTCGGCGTCACAGGCTCAGTGGTGACATCGAACTTGAGTTCCTCGTTGGTGGAGGTCTCGGTTTCTTCGGCGAAGACTTCTGCGATGGAGAGGTCGGGGCCGGTGGTGGAGAGTTCGAACACGTGGTTGTAGGAGCCTTCAGACATCGCCTGCTTGTTCTCGGGTGAGAGGGAAGGGACGACGCTGACGTTGGACATTTCGTCGACGATCAGAAAGAGTTTCATAGAGTGGAGGAGGAGAGGGTGTGGAAAGGAAAGCACCCTGAGAGTTGTAAGTTCTCAGGGTGCAAGGGTGCCGATTAGAGGGAAGCGTTGGCGGCCTTGGCGGCAGCTTCGGCCTCGCGCTTGACACGGAGGGCGTTGAGGTGGTAGGCAGTGATGAACGTGTTGACATCGGAGGTGTCGCCCAGTTCTTCGAACCGCTTACCGCTGGTGTTGATCGCATTCCACTTGGCTGCGAAGTCCGCGAGGCCAACCTTGCCAGAGGCGATCTCATTGAACTTGGCGGTGCCGCGCTCGGTGACGTCAGCCGAACGCTTGCCTTCACCACGCTTGGATTCACGTGGGGAGAGGTCACCGAGTTCTTCATTGACGGCAGCAGCGATTTCGGCGATGCGCTCAGGGGTGATGACAGGTTCACCGGCATCGTTAGTCTGAGTCTGCACCCAGGCGAGGTATTTCTCCTCCGAAATCGTTTTCTTGCTGTCACCGATGGTTGGGACTTCCAGCTTGGTTTCTTCCACGATGGCGTCGCAGAGAGCGGCGCGGAATTCGTGGTTGCGTTGATGGAAGATGACGTGAGTCACGGCCATACGCAATGCGGTGCCTTCACCAAAGATGGCATCAAAGGTGGCGAGGTCGGAAGGGACCCGGACTGGGAGGTCGAAACCAAGGGTGGAGACGGTGCGGATGACGGAGTTGGATGTATCGAGTTTCATTATCAGTTTTGGGGGTTTTGTTTGTTTGGTTTGATGGAACGTCCATCGGCGTTTGGGTAATGGTTACCCGAAAGTGTCCGACCGCGTGGCAGAGCGCAGGGAGTTAGGCTGGTGGGCCTGATGTGGGGGAGGTTTCTACCAGCGGTCGGAGAAGTTTAGTCGAGGAGTGCGAAGGAGTCTGAAAGCAGCTTGGCTTCGAGGAGTTTGTTACCGGTGGGGAGTTTGATCAGACGAGGTGTGCGAGGGGAGGAAGTCTTTGGCGCGAAGTCCTCTTTGTTATTTGGGAGGAGGTTGTCGTGGTGGACTAACATCTGCATACCGTCGTGGATTCGAGTGACACCACATAGAACGCCATTGGTGCGGTCAGGCAACACGTCGCCCAGAACGCCAACACACTCTAAAGGGATGCGCGGTTGGTAATCGCGCCAGATACCGTGACGGTAACAGGAGAAGTTGGTGGAGGGGTACGACGTGTTGCTCATGGCCGATACAGTAGCGAGGGACGGGCGGGGGTCAAATGGTTATTTGAGAAATGTAAAAGAACCTATCGAGGATGATAGAGACTTTCAGCATCGTTGTATTGGGTGGATGCCTCGGTTGCGTCACGGGTGAAGAACTTCGGCGCCTGATTGACAATCAGTTCGAAGCGTTCAGAGTGTGCGTAGTACACTAGCTCTTTGCGGAAGTTCATGTAAGTGTGACTGACTAAAAGAACGGGATGCTCACGCAGATTGTCACGCAGCATTTGCAGCATGAGTGGTGTGACGTTTTGAGAGATCATAGGAATAACTGGTGGGCTTCGGTTGCAGAAAGCAACAAGAGGGAGGAGGGGGTGAGATGGGTGATGGGGAGTTGGTGGGCGGCGGCGAAGTTGAGCTCGTGGGCAATGCCGGCGGAGGATTGCCAACCATCGAGTTGGAGGAGGATTAGAGAGGAGCAGCGGGTGAGGAGGGATTCGTTGAAGGATTGCCAGAAGTGGTGGGAGGTTGGGAGTGAGTGGGTGATAGCAGCTTGGTGCCAGAGGATGATGGGTGAGATGACATGGATGTTGAGACGGGCGAGGGTGGAGACAGCGAGGAGGGTGTCGTCGTAGCGGGAGAGGACGACTTCGGGGTCGGAGTGGGTGTAAGGGGAGGCGAGATAGTGCATGGGGAGTTAGAGGCGGAATTGGATTTGTTTGGCGGGGACGAGTGAGAGGTCGGTGGAATGGGAGAGCGTGAAGGACTGTTCGATCACGTCGGCAATTTGCGGGAGGGTGAGTCGGGCAAAGTTGTTGAGACCAGAGATGGTGAGGAAGTCGGTTGGGCCGACGGTGCATTTGGTGCCGATTGGGAGGTAGCCGAGTTGGCCCAGGATAGGGTAGAGGGGGTTGTGTCGGGAGAGCATGGAGGAGGTGTCGCCGTCACGGTAGAGGGGGCCGTCACGACGGAGGCGGGATTGGACGAGGGAGAGGATACCGAGGGCGGAGAGGTGGAAGTTGGAGTCGATGTCGTCGGCGAGGGTGGTGTAGTGTTGGCGATAGGAGGTTTGTCGGAGGGCAGAAACCCATTGATGACCGAATGGGAGGATGGGGCGGTCGGTGGAGTGGGAGCGGGTGAGAGTGAAGGGGGAAGGGGTGGTGTTCATAGACGGTTGGTGAGGAAGAGGTGGAGAGTAGCAGAGGCGGAACGTTGGAGGGCGGCGAGTTGGGTTTTTAGGGATTGGATTTCGATAGCTTGTTCCATCAGTGTCTTTTGGCGGTCAATGAGCCGGTCGTTGAGGTCTGCGATGTCGCGCTCCAGTTGGCGGGCGAAGTCGATACGCACAAGAGTCATTGTGCCGACTTTGTGACCTATTTGGTCGTCTGTTCGTGGTGTTGGTGTCATCCCGCAAGGTTGTCCTAGTGGGTGGGGCTGATTGCAGAGTGAGCATTTAGAGAAAGGTGTTGGTGTATTCATTTCGTTGCCTCCTTGGTGCAGGGTTTCCATTCCGCTGCGCCGATGTCGGCTAGTTCTTTGATGGTTTTCATGCGTTTATAGTTTATAGTTTACGTTTGCAACAAGGGCAGCTATCTGTATCAGTTGTGATGCGTCGCACGCCAGCGCCGAGGTTATAGATTTTGTAAGGTAGGTTTAATCTAGTAAGTTTTTCAACGAGCCAAGCGGCTGCGTAATTGTGTCGTGTGTGGGCATCAATCGGCAACGCGGAATCAATACGAGATTGAATTTCACGCGCCCACTGACAGTTAGTATCTAAGGTTGGCATGGTGCTGTGAGTTTCCCTCCGGTTAGTGCAAAGATGATTGCCTGCATGAGGTCGGGTTCGCCGACGAAGAGGATGATTAGGAGTGTAACGCACAGCAAGGCTACTGTGTCGGAGTTAAAGGGGTTCATACAAATGATCTTACGATGTTGAGGATTTGGTTACAGAGTTTGTCGTGATCGGCGGCGTCTGGTGCGCCATCGGCGGAGCCTTCGACGAGGAAGTAGACTTCCTGCAAGGCGTGGTGCATCTCCATGTTGGAGTTGACCTTGATGGGTGGCTGGAGGTCGTCCTTTGGAACGATGTAGGTGTAGTATGGGCATTCGCCATAGTAGTGCGTATTGCCTCCGAACCCGTCTACCATCCAGCAACGACAAGGCGTGTGGTTGAGAGGCAGGTCGGTAGTTTCTAGGAATCTCCAGCCTTCAGGGATGGCGGACTCGGGGATGTTTTCTGGATTGAGAATCATTTTGTTAGGCGTTTGATTTCGTGGTTGAGGAAGTCGATGCGGGTTTGGCGGGCACCGAAGTTGTAAAACAAGCAAGAACCTTTTTCTGCATGGATTACCTCTTGAAGCCCCTTGTCCGTAGGACTGAAAGCCAGTGCGAGTTTTTGGAGTTGTAACCTATGATGGGTATTCCAGACTTTGACAAAAGTTTGGCTACCGAAGCAAAGGTGGCCAGCACTCGAGGCGAGATACTCTTTAAGAATCCGCTTAATCACTTGTAGGTTCCAAAGTTGGTTAAAAGTTTTTGGTTTCATAAAGCTGGGAAAATTTAGCACAAAAAATTCCCCGCCAGGATTTCTCCCAGCGGGGTGTTGCTGTTGTTGTTAACCAATCGTTGAAAGCACCGGGACAAACCGGAACTCATCATCTGTTCGAGGCGACCCCGCATCAGGGAGCTTCTCCCATGTTGAAGCCAGTGTAAAACCTTCGAACACTTCCAACCCATCAGGGTTAGCTGTAAACCCTACCAGTCCTTTCGAAACTGGAGTGTTTTTATTCTTCAGCACCATCGGGATGCCGGAGTTAGTATAACCACGTTTGCACATAGAATGAAATCAGGTGGGTTTCGGTTACAGAAGCCCACTCGGGATTCCAGAGGTGGTGTTGGAGCCTCGCTTGTCACGGACGAGGGAGAGTTTGGCCTCGTAGGCAGTTAGGCACGCGCGCTCGTGGGAGAGCTGGCGTGCGGTGGCTGCGTGGGAGGAAACAAACTCATGGTAGCGTGCGAGGATTTTGTCCTTGCGCTCGGTGGAGCCACCTTTGAGGAAGATGGAGATCCGTTGCCAGAGGGTGAGGTTGGTAGGGTTGGTGGGTTTCATTGGCGGGAGGATGGAGTTTGAGCGGTGTAGCCGTAGGGGGTGGATTTGTCAGGAGGGAGGGTGGATTTGGCTTTGGCAGCAGATTCAAGCTGGCGAAGACGGAAGGCTTCATTCATCTGACGGGCTTTTTCGGCCAGCTTTGACGGGGTGAGACCTTTGGCACGTTTTGCGTTGCGGCGAGCGATGAGTGCAAGGCGGGCGGGTGTTTTTTTGATGGGGTGGGACATAGGAGGAGGGAGGTTAGAACTCAGGTTGGGTGGAGGTTTCTGGTGTGGAGGTTTCTGGATCAGGGGTGGGCTGTGGGCGGTCGAGGACTTTGTAGTCGACGTAGGTTGCTTGGAGTTTCAGGTCTGACTTGTAAGACTCCTGTGCGTCGTCGCGCCACGTGCGCTCGATGAGTTGGCCCGCTAGTAAACCTTTCATCAAGGCTTCGGAACCGTGGACTGATATTAGTAACTTCGTCCCGTAGGGGATTTCGATCTCGATGTAGTTTGCCATATAGTTTTAACAACTAACTTTTGGTTTGGTGGTGGATTGCGTGGTGCAAAACCATCCCTGCAACCCAGTTGGTTAGACTGGGCTGAGTGGGAGGGTTCTAGTCCATACAGACTGCGATCAAAAGCCATGCAGTAAGCATGGAGAAGAACGCGAGGACGAGGAAGGTGAACAGCGGGGACTCTGGTGGCTGCTCATCGGGTAACTGTAATCGGGGGGCGAGTTGGGTGGGTTTCATGGTTGGGAAAGTCGGAGGATTTCGTGATCGAGAAAGTCGATTCGAGCTTGACGATGTGAACCTCTGATAGGCACATACAACAGGCCATTAGTGCGGGATTCGCTGCAGCACAACTTCTCATCAGGGTTAAACACAAAAGCCAAAGCACGTAGCTCTTCTCTGTGGGTGTCCCAGATCAGTTTAAACACCTCCGAGGCTTCGCAAAGGAAGTCGGTGGTGGAGTCCATAAGATACGCGTCAAGTATCGAGGAGATGGTGGTTGGAGTCCAAACGGACTCGAACGTAGTGGGTGGGTTCATCATAGTGTGGGTTTCCTCTAAGCGGGGACATTACAACAGGTCGGGGCGCGGGTCAAATAGTTATTTAAGGGATTTTCAGGTTCTTTCATCTTCTCTCCATTGCATCGCGAATGCGACCGCCCTCCTTGCCTAGTTCTCCCTGTGGAGGGTGGAGGAGGCGAAGGGGAGGGTGCGGACTAGGAGGGTGCTTCGCAATGCGATGTAACGCCAAAAGGCCCGGAGACCAGAGAGAGGAAAGGTGGGGAGAGGAGGAAGGGTGGCGTTCTGCGACAGAAAGGGACTGGGAGAGGGTGGTGGTGGCGGACTGCGTTTAAGACGTTTTCGGGTGGTGGTGGCGGACTAGGAGGGAGAGGGGTTTGGGTGGTGGTGGCGAAGCACTAGGTGAAGTTTTCTGATGGGTGGTGGCTTCGCAATGCAGTGAAGGACAGATGGGCGGTGAGGGCCAAAGGGTTTACCAGTTAGGGGTTTGGGTGTCGTAATCCCATTCTCCAAGCATCATTGCTTCGAGACGTTGTTCGGCTTGCCACTCGGGGTCGCCGTTAGTGCGGACTTGCCAAGAGGTTTGCTCCCGAAGTTGAAACAGTGCGTTGAAGTCGCGTTCGTTGCAGGTTTGCATCTTCCGATCAACCTCACGATTCAATTCGCGAAGTTGCTGGGCTAGGAGTTCCTCAGCGTAGCCGGAGGCATTGGCCAAGGCGGATGTGAGGCTGTGGATTCTGTCTTTCAGTTCGTCAATTTGCATATGGTTGCACCGGACGGTGCTATTTGTGATTTCCTAGTGATCTGTCTCGTCAGGCGAAGGTGATCAATCCTTCACGACACCCGAAGGTGTTTCGACTTATGGCACTAGGCCGGAGTTTTTCTGTGCATCAGACAGCAGGCTATAAAGCAGGCTATCGAGTTCAGTGTTCTCTGGATTGCCGGAGGCTAGTAAGAACAAAATGGCTCCCACTTGGTCGTTAGTCGGGCGAAGGCTGACGCGCTCGCAGTCCACAACACCTTCGATCTCCCAGTTACCGTCTTTGCGGTTGAACTCCGCATCCACGAGGCCGTCGTCCAGTGTAACTTTAATCTGCATAGTATTTGTCTCCTTTGGTTTGTTTGCTGATTTGAACCAACGCGTTAGTGGTTAGCTCACTCCAACAGACTTGGTGGCGCGGGGCCGTGGTGGGAGATGGGGGCCGTGCGTGCGTGCGTGCGTGCGTGGCCGCCTCCCTCCCTTCCACGAACGTGCCGCGAACGGGCTTTGGGATGGGTGGGTGGCGTGGCGTCCGTGGACTTCGCACCCTCCGTGGACTCTTTCCGTCCTCTGTGTGGGTTCCCCTGTGGTTTAAAAAAATTTTTTGACTAGACAACGAATCCCCCCACCCTACTGATGAACCCTCGTCACTCCCTGCGTTCCGCACCCTTACACGGGGCGTCCCCCACTTAGCAACGGGGGCGTTCGTCATGCGTTCGTCGGGCCGAGGGGATGACCCACGGACGGACGCACGCACGAACGAACCCTCACGTGGAACACGGAAAAATCGGGTGGGCCTCGGACAAAAAGGTGGCTTTCTGTGACCGAAGCCCACCGTGGGATGGGTTAGTCGAGGAGCGCCCAGAGTGTGGGGTCGATCGGGCCGGAGTCCGATCGGGTGGAGGTGGATGAGGTTTTCAGCAGTGACTTCGCTTTGGTGGCGATCGCACTAACTGGCGCGTTGCTGCCAAGGGAGGCTTTGGCTGCGAGGGTGGCACCGAAAACGGTGGCGACTTCGCGACTGGCACGGAGCCGGATGGCTTCTAACTTCCGACAGGATTGGTCCGCCCGTGGGTCGTAACTCCAATTACGGAGGCGGTCGGGAATGATTTGTGCAGTGGTTTGTTTCATGGTTTGATGGAGTTAAACTCCCTGCAAGGGTGGGTTGCTAGTCCACCCCTGAGTGGGAATTTACTTAAACTCGTACCAAGCGTCGGAGGTGTAGTGCTCATTGAGCCACACCGCGATCTTATGATGTTGACGCGCCCAATCGGCGTCAACCTTTGCAAACTCCTCGATGATTTCGGTGAAACTACGCCCAATCGCGAGTCGTAGCCCGATGGAGTCGTACCAACCTGCGAAATAACTTTTTGGGTCAGGAGTGACTCCAAACATTTCACAGATCCTATCGTCAATAGAGACAAAGGTTGAAGGTTGTTTTTCACCTTTAACTCTCAGCTGGAAGCATGATGGCATATTTTGTAGTGGTTTTGATGTTTGCTAACTTGGAGTTAAACTCCCTGCGAGGCGGTGTGGCATTCACCGCCCCGTGTGGGAACTTACGGTAGGTAGTCAAAGTCCGAGCTACGGAGTATCACTTTCCAATCATCTCTTTTGTAGTGCTCTCCCATGTAAGCAATGGCACATTCTTTTTTGATGTGGCTCAATGCTTCCAGTGGCGTATCGACGGCAGAGTCATACTGCCAACCTTCTGTTGTGTTGAATAGTATGAGGTATTTCATAGTTTGATGGAGATTCTAACCTCCGTGGGTCCAGTCCATGTCACGTAGTGACCTCGCGTTTTGACAAAACCCTTCGCTTCGAGTAGGTTAAGCAGCCTAAGCCACTGGTCTAAGCTCAGCACGTCCATCACATCCACATACAGATGCCCGCTAGGAGCACCGCCTGTCGTCAATAGTGTGCGGACTGTCTTGTCAATAGCTGCTTTCACAGCTTCCTCTTTAATAGGTGTAGTATTTGTTTCCATAGCGTATTCCCGATTCATATCAGGCTTGAATGGCTAGGGAGGTTTCCCTCCCCGCCACTCCATGCCTAGCATGTTCTCCTAGTCCAACATCGCTGCAGCCTTGGCTGCGGACTCTTTCACGAGACGGTCTTTCTCCGCCCAATATGCAGCGATATAGGTCTCCACATCGCCACCAGCCGACTCCATATTCCAGCGTTCCTCAAACACGGCGAATTTATCCGCAGTGAATGTGTCGAACTTCTCCCTGAACGCCGTCACAAAAGCGTCGTCCTTCCGTGCAGTTCCACGCTCCCGTGGAATGAACAGCTCCCCATCCAGTTCTTCTCCGTGCCTCACCATCCTCAGCAATGTCTTTTGTTCATCCGAAGGTTTCTCCGCCGCGAACGCAGCTTTGATTTTCGACTGAACCCAATGCGCGGTGCCGAAGCCTGTAAACAGACTCAACAGTCTCGCCTCAGTGATCCCGTATTCCTTGACCGTCTCTGGCCAGGCCACGCTCACGCTGATTTCATTTCCGCCGATAGTGAATGTAGGTGTAGTTTTCATAGTATTTGTTTTTAGTGTTTCCTGAATTGAACACCTAGGCCAGGCCAGCTTCCTGTGAACAGTGCTCTGGCAGCTTTCCTAGGTGTTCAAATCAAGAGACAGGCGAATCACTCCGACTATCCCTCAATCCAAAATACTACTACATTCTTTTGTCGTGTTTGGAATACACCCACCACCGATTGACGGCATGCGCTAGTTTCGGCGTACTACGGGCTTTCAAGTTCCGGTTCCCCTTTCGGTGTCATGTCAGATGGAGTCCTTCCATCCCAGCACTTCACTCCGCGCTATGTATGAAGGCCGCACGCCTC